GCTGCCTGTCCGCCCGATTTTAAAACATTAGCACAGATTTGTGACGCTAAATAAGACTTCCCTACGTTAGTAGGCCCATAGATTAGAGTTAGGCGTTTCTTCGCTATGCCTCCACCCGTTAATCTATCGAGGGCTGGGATGTTGAAAGGTATTCTAGAGTATTCAAAGGCACTATCGTCTCCACGAAACAGATTTAGTTTCTTATCTTTAAGTAAACCTTCAATAACTTTCTCAGAATCTGTCTCCATCTAAACCCCCTTAGGTAATTGTTTCTTACGGTTATTACAGGCTTCCGCCCACGCAAAACAAACCGCAGCACATTGTATAATTTCGGTATACATGTCAGCTTCGTTTTTCTCATAGACTTCTCGTGCTACTTCACCCAGTTCTTCTGTTAATATAACTGTCCAATGATCATCGGAATTAAAGGTTTGGTCTCCCCATTTTAAATCTTGACTCTCTCGTTCTAGTAAAACCTGTTCAAGAACTTTAGCTCTGGTTAATTCTTTAATACTCATTTAGATGAACCTTCGTTTAATACTTCGTCAATATTCTTGTCTACTTCATCCCGAACATGCGCCCACATTTGACCAAGTGCTAGTTCTGATCCTTCAAGCTGTGTGGGGATATCCATATCAGTATCAATATCATGTATCTCACAATCAATACGTGCGTACTGATTAGTGTCTAGGGGGCCAACTCTAAAAGTAAACCCTAACTTCAATCCAACTTTAGCCATTAAACTCTCCTTAATCCCAATCTATGTAATCACTAATTGTAACAGGTTCGGGGATTTCTGTCAATGCGAAATCCTTCTTTGTCGCCCACGAAGGGGAGCAAACTTCTACATCCACCTCAAGGGGTATCCCCAAAGTATTTTCTTGTAACAACGTTTGAACGTGTGGTGTCACTTCTTCTAACTCATCATTATGAACTTCACAAATAATCTCATCATGAACCTGAACTAAAATATTACTTTTTTTATCCTGTAAATATTTATCTACTTCTATCATCCGCTCACTCAGAATATCGGCACTTGTTCCCTGAACTAAATAATTCACTCCCTTATAAGCTAAATCTTTAGGCACAATATAAAGTCTCCCATATCTATTCTTTATCCATCCCCTACTACTAACAACTCGTACTACCTTCTCAAAGAATTCTCGTGATCCCTTTAGTCCCTTGAAATACTGTTTCTTGTAGTCAGCAGCCTGTTGCATAGTGACACCTAGTTGCACTCCTAGTTTACGGGAACCAATCCCATAGATAGTACCAAAGGTAATAGCTTTTGCCATCTGTCTGTAGTATTTATATTCGGAGTCTTCTTCCTTAACTCCAAACGCCAGTGTTGCGGCTTCACCATGGAAATCTACATCTTCTTTCTTTAGTAAAGCTTCAATCTCTGGGTTACGGAAGTAGTCTAAAAATACTCTAACTTCCATTTGAGAGTAGTCGAACCCAACTAAAGAGTAACCGGGGCGTGGAACGAATAGTCGCCGTATAGAAATCTGCTCTTCATCTGATTCATCGTATGACTCATCTCCGATAAAGCCCCATGTATCTATAACCTCGTCAGATAACCCTGCGTTAAACACGCCTCCTTTAGCCGCAACCGCCGCAGAGATACGCCCACGTACCACTTCCCTGTCCTCTATTGAGAGAGGCTCGTCAGACAGCCGAAAATGAGTTCGGGGTAAGTTCTGTAGGTTTGGGTCTCTAGAAGATAACCGCCCCGTTAGAGTTCCCCAGTTACAAAAATTTGTATGCACGACATCTGTATCAAAGTAAGGTTCTAAGTAAGTAGCCCGTAGTTTATCTAGGGTACGATACTGTCTCATATAACCAGCTACCGGGTGGTTGATCTGCGCTAACGCTTCTTCCCCCCATGAACTATTTCCTTTAGACGTTTTAACTGTTGATTTTATACCTAAGGCTGTTAATGCTTCACCAACCTGAGCGGGACTCGTTAGAAGAAACTCATGTCCTGCCGTCTGAAAGATACGTTCTTTAATCTGCTCTTGACGTTGCATGATTTTCTCAGCAGCTTGTTTAGCATAATTACTATCGACAGGCAACCCACGCTTTTCCATTGCGTACAAAACGTGAGTTAATTCTTTCTCTAAGTCAAAAATCTTTGTCTGCTTCGTTCGTTCTAGTTCCTTAATACGATCTTGATATAATTTCCATGTATACTCAACATCTTTTTCGCAATATGGCCCTAGAATAGTTGGGGGTGCTTGAGAAAAATCTTTGTTCCATTTATTCTTACGGAGTATTTTCTTGGTGGTTATATCGTATTCCGCCGCTTCTTCACCGTAACTACGTTTGATCGTAGCGGTAAGGGAAAATTCTCTAACATCCGCTGGTTCTGTTAGCCGTACCAACACAATTACGTCCAGCAATTCTTTGTCGGACACAATAAGACCCTCATTCTCTAGGAAGTGTAAATCAAATTTGATATTGTATCCTATAAGTGTAGAACATTTGTTCATAGCTTCCATTAGTTGGAACAATTGTGGTGGATGTAAGTTTACAGCTTCGAGAGAAGGGTAGTGTCTAAACGGGAAATAGTATGTATCTCCAGTTTCGACAGCTACCCCAATCCCACAAATCTGATTTTTACCATGCCACTCCAGACCATTAGTTTCTACATCTACAATCCATGTTGGATACTCTTTAATGACTGTAAGAACCGACTCATATGTATCTGGAGTAACTAGCATTTAATTGAAGAGGTCGTTCTCCAACAAGGTATCCGTGTTACCTGTATCTAACGACACTCCCTCACTAGATGGAGTTGCTTGACTTACCTGACCATAACGATCTTTGTAATAGACTTTAATACCAGTAAGATCAGAAACCGAAGCGAGTTTATCAGCAGGTACATCAGTGTTTCTTGCCGTTGCTGTCAGAGTGTACGATGTATCGTACATCCCTGTGCCAGTACGCTTCACTCTAATGACTCCCTTGTTCAAGGCTCCCCAATCATTATAAACATCTACAAGTTGGTTCCAAATGTAATTACTGCGACCAAAACCTAACGGAATTACTCGAAAATCATTAACGTGTTGAACGAACAGTTTCTTCCCTTGAGGGCCTTCAACTTCTTCCCAATCATCAAAACGCTTCTCAGTGTGCATAATATCATGAACATATGCCCAAAATGCAAACTTGTGAGACGCTCTTATGTTATCGGGAACGTCTGACGCATCTACATCATCGTCCTTTAGAAGGTTAATCCAACGGTTTCCAGATCGGTACGTGTATAGATAAACCTCATCCAAAAGAAGATCATTTTCCTCTCCAGTAGCTACTGGGGTGAGGAACGCTTGGTCGCCATCTTTGAAAAAGATTTCCTGACCAGTAGTTTGTGAAAACTGTGGGTTTGCACTTTCTTCAACTCTGTTTTGTATAGCGGATATACCACCCATAATTACACTCCTTTAGCCTTTACCAAAAGGCTCTATTATCAATTACTTGTTTAAGTAATGTTTGTTGACGTATCTCTTGTACATCTTTTACCCGTTCGGGTAACTCTATCCATGATACCACACAGCTATCCCTCATGCAACTATTAATTTTATTAATCGCTGTTTGACCGGCTGCATCATTATCTAAACATAACACAATTTCTTCGGGGTGTAAAGCCTTTAACCTATTTTGTTGTGTGTAGGATAAAGAAGCCCCCAATAAGGCGATACTTGTGTAGCCGTTCTGGTTTAACCACATAGTATCTAAGGCCCCCTCTGTAATACAGATGGTCTGCGTCGATTGTATCTTATGTTCCCCAAATAAAAGTTGAGACTTTCTCAAACCCTTAGAATACATATACTTGGGAGTCGCATCAATCCTACGTTCCATCCACCCCACCAAGCGTTGCTTGGCATCATAAACGGGGATAATTAAATCCCCGTAGTCATTCATACCGCAATCCCAATCTTTTAGAGTTTTACGAGAAAACCCCCTATCAAAAATCCACTCAGGAACTATCTGACGCTTACCGGGGTATTCAACTTCACCAAGTTCGTCCTCACTTGGAAATTCGCTCTCAAAGAAATCAAAATCAAATTCAACTGCATTATTTGCAATGTCCCGTTGTATATTTTCTATACCTTGACCTGTCAACTTTGAAAGAAAAGTTACTAATGACCCTTGCCCACACCCTGCAAAACATATCCATTTACCTACCGTTACATTAATTGAACAGGACGGTAAATCATCTATATGAAACGGACAAGAGATATTAAATTGATCACGTTCTAAGGGGACATCTATCCCTGCATCCAGTAATAAACTAGACCAATTAACCACGAAGCTCTCGTTTTACCCTTGAGGCACGTAGGAATAATACAATATCGCTACTGTAGCCATTAGCATCTACAACTCGCCCACGTTTTATATCCCCAATAGTAATGTTTACTTTAGGTTTCCCCGGCCCTTTAGATGTACCTTGCTTTACAATAATACTATCTGAATTTTTAAATACATCAAACAATCCCATTATCTTTACTCCTTGTTAAAAACCACCATCATCTAAATCATCGTCGTCAATGATGGAAAACTCATCATCTTCATAAATCATACCACAATCTACGTCCCAGTGCAAATAATACTCCTCGGCAGGTAGAACGCCATCTCGATACTTCTGTATCTGCATTAAACGTTTATCATCATGATCTTCAATGAGACACATAGCCATAGCCACATCAGCCGCCCTAATCAAAGCGTCCCCAAAAGCTACTTGGTCTGCTCTAGGAGGCTCAAACATATTTGCCGCCTCTCTGGTGGCTTGCGTTGAAACCCATATAGCTGTATTCGTAGCTAAACATAAGTTTTTCATCCCATAGAAAAGCGCATGAGATTGTTCCCACATCGCCTTTTTACCATCACCGGATGAAATTAGATAAATTCCATCTAAAACCACAAAGTCAGGAGAATGCTTTCGTACTAACCTAGCAATACTCTCTATAGAAATAGTGGCCTCTCCTTCTATATGGTCGCACACTAACAATGAACGCCCATTTAGTTCTTTTAGAAACCTCATGTACTGTTCCTCGTCAATGGGGTCTCCATTACGTAATGCTCTATGTGAAAAGTTGTATCCCATTTTCTTGGCTAGTACTACATCTGCCCGTAAACTTATAGCTGATGTTGTCATTTCAGTAGAAATTAGTAATGTCTTATACCCATTCATAACGGCGGTAGCCGCAGCCTCCACACACATCCAAGTCTTACCGACGGTTGGGCGGGCAAACATCGCAATTAATTCCCCCGGCATCCACCCCACACCCGTATTGTTAAACGAAGTAAACGGAGTTGGGATACCCATCAAACCATCTCCCATTTGCCGACGCTTGGTTCGTTCTTTCCACTCTTCTAATCTGACAGGGGTTCCATCATTGTATATAGATACATCCTCATCGGTTTCTATTTCAACGTCCCCCAGCGTAGAAATAATCGACGAAAGGGCTTTTGATGGATTATCTTTCAATAATTCTTTTTGAGATTGAATTGAATTGACAATTTTCCTATAGATTACTTGATCTTTAAATTGATCTACAGCATAGTCATAATTTAACGTTTGCGCTGACGTATCTAACGTTGGGTAATTTTCTGACAAAGTAGATATAGAGGGGGTCTCTTTATATTGATCTACATAATTAATAATAAATGTATGTACTTCTCCATGCTTTGCAAAGTCTTTACCTGTGTATCTAAAGTTTTTAAAATTTACAGGGTCTACCAGATTAAATAAAACACCGGATTCTATGTATTCAAAACTCTGCATCTTTACCTCGCTCTATAAATCACTCTTGGGCCGCTACCGTGAATGTAGCATACCACACCATCTACCGCTTTGTCATCAGCAACTTTCTTAGCTTCTGGGAAAGAGGAGAAAGT